CGGGTGTGGTCCGCGCTCTACCAGCAAGAGCCGACACCGGATGAGGGCGATTATTTCAAGGACGAATGGCTGCATCAGACGATGCGCATTCCGGATCATTCCACGCTGCGCTTCTATGGCGGCTCCGACTACGCGGTGACCAAGGACGGCGGCGACTACACGGTGCACGCCATCATCGGGTTGGACCCTGATGAGCGCATGTATCTGATCGACGTTTGGCGCGGCCAAAAATCCTCCGACGTGTGGATCGATGCATGGTGCGATCTGGTCCTGAAATACAAGCCGATGGCGTGGGCGGAAGAACAGGGGCAAATCCGTGCGGGTGTCGGTCCTTTCCTCGACAAGCGCCAGCGTGAGCGACGCGCTTGGTGCACACGCGAAATGTTTCCGACCCGTGGCGACAAGGCGGTGCGCGCCCGGTCCATTCAGGGCCGCATGTCGTTGTCCGGCCTGTATGTACCTGCCAACGCACCATGGCTCGCGGAATTTAGATCAGAACTTTTGCACTTCCCCGCTGGTGTTCACGACGACCAAGTGGATGCCATCGGATTGATCGGTCAACTGCTCGATAAAATGGTGAAGGGCCGCTTGCCAAAAACCAAGACGATCACACTCCCGAAAAACGATTATAAGAGGGTTGAGACGGTGAAAACCGCCGACCCGATGGTGCTGTGATGCAGACCATCACGCTGGACCGGAGCGAATACAGCGACACCAACCGGACCAACACCAGCGGCAACGACGAAAAGCAACTGCGAAGGCTCCGCAAGGAATTTGAGGACTACGCCAGCGTCAAGGCGCGGGAAATTGACGAACAGCGCATGTCATGGCGCTACTACCACGCCGACCAATGGACCATCGACCAACTGAAAATCCTGAAAAAGCGCGGTCAACCGCCGATCACGTTTGACCGCACCGGCCGGAAGCTCGACAGCCTTGTCGGCACCATCAGGAAGCTCCGAACCGATTGCAAATGCTATCCCAACACCCCCCAAGGCGAAGCCGGCGCCGAAGTCGCGACCCAAGTCATCCGCACCATTTGCGACGCCTCGCAGTTTGAGGATTTGGAAACCGAATGCTGCCGGGACGCCTCGGTTCACGGCATCGGGGTTTCCGAACTGATGTTGGAGACAGGCGACCAAGGCGATCCCGATCTGAGGTTTGAGTACCGCGACCCCAAGACATTCTTTTATGACCCTAGAAGCGTGAAGTTTGATTTTTCGGACGGTCGCTTCCACGGCATTTATAAATGGGCCGATATCGGGGAACTGGACGAACTGGTCGAAGGCGCCAGTGATCAAGTCGCCTCCATGCAGGCCGATGGCGGCATTTACACCGCGTTCGACAGCGACAGAGAAACCCTGTGGACCGACAACCGCGACCGGGTTCGCCTCGTTGATCATTGGTACATCGAGCGCGGGGTGTGGAAATGGTGTCTGCACGCCGGCACCGTGCTTTTGATGGAAGGCGACAGCCCGTTCTACGACGCGCGCAACAAGTCGATTTCAAAATATTTTGCCTACGCCAACCAGATCGACGGCGACGGCGATCACTACGGCTTTGTGCGCCGCATGCGCGGCCCGCAAGACGCGATGAACCAGCATCGCTCCAAAGCCATCCACATCATGAATACCCGCCAACTCAAGGTGAAGGATGGCGCGGTTGACGACATTGAAGTGGCGCGGCGGGAAGCGGCGCGGCCGGACGGCGTGCTCTCCTATCATGGCGACGACAAGGATTTGCAAGTCATCCAGCCCGAACAGGAATTTATCCAGCAGACCAACTACTACCAGGACGCCAAGGCCGAGATTGACAATTTCGGACCCAATCAGGCGCTGGTGGCGATGGGTCAGAATACATCAGGCCGCGCCTACAACATGGCGCAGCAGGCCGGGCTATCGGAGCTAGGTCCGTTCCTCAAAAATTTCCGCATGTGGAAGCTCGCGCAGTACAGAGCGGCGTGGTGTGCCGCGCAACGCTACTGGACGGCGCAGCGCTTCCTCAGAGTGACCGGCGATCAGGAAATCGCGCAATTCATGATGATCAACGGCGTCGAACTGGATCAGTGGGGCCGCCCGCAACTGGTCAATGCTCTTGGTCAGATCGACGTTGATATCTCGATCGGCGAAGGCCCCGACACCGAAACCGTGATGGGCGACGTGTTCGATACCCTGATGGCGCTGGCGCAGAACAATGTGCCTGTACCTCCCGAAGCCATCATCGAGGCTTCTTATCTGCCGGCCTCGGAAAAGAAGAAGCTCAATATGCTGATTTCGCAGCCGAACCCGGTGCAGGTGGCCGCGCAACAGGCCGCCATTCAAAAGACCAACGCCGAGGCGCAGAAGCTCCAAGCCGAAGCCGGCAAGGCGCAGACCGGAAGCCTGCTCAACCTTGCCAAGGCAAGAACCGAAGGTATGCCGGCGCAACCGCCTCCACCGCAGACCCCGCTCGATATCGCGGAGAAGGTCGCCAACATCCGCGCCACCAATGCCACAGCCGCGCACAAGATGGCGAGCGTCAACAAGATGGATCACGACGCGCTGATGGCGCCGCTCGAATTGATTGCAGGGCACATACAGCAAAGGGACGACCGTATCCACGAGACGCTACACAAGAACGCCGACCGCGAACAGGACGACCGGCACAAGAACGCCGACCGCGAAGTGAAGAAGAAAGAACCACTCAAGAGTTTCAGGCCGCCGCTATGACCTTCAAGATCAAAAACACCCTGTTTTGTTTGCGAGGAAGCGGATGCGAAGTGCGAGGACTGCGGCAAGATCGATGAGCTACGTCCCTACGGCAAGAACGGCGCGAATGTGTGCTTCGATTGCGGGATGAAGGATGAAGCCAACGCTGCCGAAATGTTCCGCAGGCGCTTGCATAGCCAATAACGGTTCGTCCGCCGTCAACGAAATGACGGCAACGGCGCTGTGACCGCTTCACAGCCACGTCCGCCGCGAACGATATCGCGGCCACGCTTGCCGGCGCGACAGTCCGGATAGGTGAACCACATGGCTAACGAGAACGAACCGGCCCCGGCCGGAACGGACGATGCTGCCCTGTTCAATGACGCGGTAACCAATCCGCCCGTTGAACATCCGATTGAGCCAGAACCGCCAAAGCCTGCGGAGCCTCCCGCGCCAGAACCCGCCGTACCGGCCGGGCGCTTGCGCGAGGAAGCCGATGCACGGCGCGCGGCGGAACGTGAGCGCGATGAATGGCGACGGCGATTTGACGAGCAGTTTGCGCGTCAACCCCCGCCGCCAAAAGTAGAGCCACCCAAGCGCAGCGACCTTTTTGAAAAGCCTTCCGACTTTGTGCGGGAGGAAGTCACGCCAATGCTCGATCCGGTTCAACAGCGGATCAACGAGCAAAACGAGTATTGGTCACGCCAGCACAACATCATGCGTTATGGCGACGACAAGGTGCAGGCTGCGTACACGGCGCTGCAAACTGCCATCCGTGGCGGCGATGCAGAGGCTTTCGAGCACTACAACAATCGCATCATGAAATCGATTGACCCTTACGGGGAAATCATGCGCTGGCACGCTTCGCGGGAAGTGATGACGACGGTCGGTCCTGACTTGAACGCCTACCGTCAAAAGCTTCTCGATGAAGCGCTGAAAGACCCGGAGTTTCAGAAGCGGGCCTTTGAGCACTGGCGCGGCCAAGCCGCGAGCAATGGCAACACCGTCAACCGTCCTGTGGTCCCGAAGCTTCCATCCATCGGAAAAGTCGGAGCCGCTGCACCGTCGACTGAGACGGAAGAAAACTTGAGCGACGAAGAACTTTTCCACGCGGCCACACGGCGTCGCTAGGAAATTGCGGCGCCTACCCGTGAGGGAATAGGCGATGCTTACCTCCAACCACGTTGCCAACGAAGTCATCAAATTCAAGCGGACAGTCATTTCTGACTTTCTGCGTCGCTCGCGGTTCGATCCGTTCATGGGCGATACTTCCACCTCCATCATTGTTCGGATGATGGACCTTGCCGCTGATGGCAAGGAAATCAACGTTCCTCTGGTCAATCAGTTGTCGGGTGCGGGTGTCGGTGCCGGCACGCTGCGCGGCAATGAGGAAAACCTCGATAGCTACGGCATGCCGATTTGGGCCGATTGGCTGCGCAATGCCGTGGCCAACAGCCGCGCTTCCAACAAGGAAAGCTCGTTCAACGTCCGTTCGACCGCGCGCGATCTGTTGCGCGGCTTCTGCCGGCGTTGGGTGCGGGACGACCTTGTCGACACGCTGTTGTCGATCCCGACCGCCTCTCCGCAGTCCGGCCGCTTGCAGGCGCCGGGCAACCGCGTCAACGGCGTGCGTTGGGCGGTGGCGACCACCGCGCAGCAAAACTCGTGGAATACCGCGAACTATGACCGCGTGGTGTACGGTCACCAGTTGGCGAACTATGCGTCCGTGGTTGCGACCGCGCTGCTCAATCTTGTGGTGGCAAGCGACAAAATGTCGACCATCATCGGCAACCTGATGAAGGATCAGGCCAAGCAGTCCGGTGTCGATCCTGCGAACCCCGGCCAGTACAACGGGCGCCCCAAGATCACGCCTTGGGAAATCCCGGAACTGGACGAAGAAATGTACGTGTGTTTCCTCGGCTCGCGTGGCTTCCGTGATCTGCAAAATGATCCCGCGATGTTCCAGGCCAACCGCGATGCACGTGCGCGTGAGAACAACGCGACCAACACCAACCCGATCTTCACGGGCGGTGCTCTGAAGTACAATGGCGTGCTCTACAAGGAAATTCCGGAAATCACGCAGCGCTTGCTCCTGAAAGGGGCGGGTGGTGCGGCTGTCGACGTTGAGCCGGTGTTTCTCTGTGGTCAGGCGGCCATGGCCTATGCGATGGGCCAAATGCCGCGTCCAACGCAGTTGGAAGATCAGGACTATGACTTCATCACCGGCATGGGCATCGAGGCACAGTATGGCAT